ACGGCCTGACCGAGAATGAAATCAAAATCCGCCGCCACGGCCAATACGTGCAGGTGTCAGGTTTGGTTTTCCGGGAGTTCAATCCCGAGGCTCATTGCCTGGACGAAAGTCAGCTCCATGCTTTCTGGGGTGACTCCTTGTTGCCGCCCCAAAATTGGGAGGTCTACTGGAGTCTGGATCATGGGCTCAATGCGCCGACAGCTATCTATTGGCACGCCGTGGCCCCATCTGGGTTTGTCATAACGTTCCACGAAATCTACCGGCGCGAGACATTGATCAAGGACTTCTGCGACGAAATCCATGAGTATGAACGATTCCTTGGCCGACGACCCAGACTTCGTACGGGAGACCCTGCTATCAAACAGCGCTCGGGAATTACCGGGACGAGTGTTTTGCAGGAATACGCAAAGCATGGCATTTACATCGCGGTGGATTCTGTCCCGAAAGATCCGAGCATCGGGATTGTGCGGATGCGCCAACATATGCGAGTTGATCCCCGGACTGGGAAACCCAGATGGCAACTCTATCAATGCCCTAATCTGACTTCCGAGTTGATGGACCTCCACTGGGAGCGGTATATCAACCGGACGGCAGAGCGGAAGAATCCGAAAGAAACCGTCCACAAGTTCAATGATCATGGCTTTGACTCCTGCAAATATTTGTTCACCTTCATGCCAACTTTGACCCCCGAAGAACTGGGCGAGAAGCCTAAGAGTTCTATCGGGGTGGGGGCCGAAGGCAGCCTTTCTGAAGTCCTGGCCGAGTTGGATGCTCCCCCACAGTTCAATATTGGAGGTTTTATCCTGCTCCGGGTTGGGAGCCGAGAAACTAAGTGGTCCGACGCCTCGCTAGATGATGAGTTTGGATTCGAGGAACATGATTAACCGAGTAGACGACAGGAATTTCCTGCCATTCCCCAGCAAGTGCATTTCTTGTGGGACGATGGAACCACCCTTCGTCATCTTTGACGTGAATCAGCCCTGGAATGGGGCTCTGATTCTGTGCGAAACTTGCATGGCCCACCCACTCCGGAAATTCTTCGGCTACGTGAAAGTCGAGGAATTCCTGGGGCTTGGGGTGTCGCTGGTGTCGCAATCCGACCTGAGTTACCAGAACTTCAAGGATAGGGTCCAGGATGTTACTAACTCTTATCTTAGGCAGCTTGACGATCTGCGCACTAGCGCTAATCGGAATGGCATGGTTGTCAACTCTGCTAGTCAAGCAGAACCGGAACTTGGTGAATCTTCTGGCGTCGAAGGACGCACTGACGTACCGGACGATCAGCTTGGACTCATCAGCCTTGGAGACTTCCGAGAAAGTTTACGATCCGAGTGACGAAGCGGAGTATAATAGAATTATCGCCCAACGCCCAGGGGAGAACATAGCTAATGACTTCCCCGAGTTCGACCCCGCCGCCTTCTTACACGAAGGCGACTTTACCGGCACCACCGAAACCAACGACTGGGCGTCGGACCTCGAAATCCAGCGTTGATTTAGAAGCGCCAAATAGAACGGGTGTCGGGTTAGGGCCAGAACCAGCGGGTCCGGGCGCAGGCGAAGAAGAAAAGCTCAGTGATGCCGACCGCCGAAAGTTTGGTTCTTGGTTCTACCAGCAATACAAAGCCATGTGGCAGCAGAACCGTGTCGAAGTCCGGAAGTGGACTTATCACCTAGCAATGGTGGGAGGCGCCCAATATCTACAACAAATGGGTGTCGGAGACTTCGCCAGACTCGGGATGCCGAAAGTTCCTGCCTACCGGGTTAGAAGCGTTACTAACATCCTGCGTCCTATGGTGCGTATGGAAATTGCTAATTACACTTCACAGAAACCAACTGCGGTCGTCACCCCTGCTACCGGAGAGACAGAAGATTTCTACGCTGCGCAGGCTGCGGAACAGGTTTGGGAATCCATCTACCGGCGTCAGGAATTCAGGAAGAAGTGGGCTAGGAATGCTTTTTGGTTTGTCGTTACTGGTAATGCTTTCGTCCGAACTACATGGAACAACGCCGTCGAACTACCAAATGTGGACGCTATTTACGAGCTATCGGCTGGAGAAAAAGTCCGGCTCCCGGCACAGGGTGACGTTAATATTGCCAATGTTACACCATTCCATCTTTTTGTCCCGGACCTCCTAGAACAGGAAATCGAGGATCAGCCCTACGTTTTCCAAGCTTACGTCAAGCCGCTAGATTGGGCGCGTCGGCAATTCAATGATCCAGGAATCATGCCCGATTGTCGAGCGGCCAACGAAATCCTCGATTCAGTTTATTTCAGCCGGGCCAGTGCTCAGACTGAGAAGGCTGATTCCGTGCTGGTCCTGGAATGCTGGATGAAGCCAGGGGCTTTGGCACAGTTTCCTGAGGGCTGCTTTGCTACCGTCGTAAATGAAAAGGTCGTCAACTATGTCGGTCATTTGCCATACGAACATAATCAGTTTCCCTTTGCTCACGCCATCACCATTGACACCGGAAAGTTCTATGGGGCTTCGGTGCTGGAAGATGCAATCCCGATCCAGAAAGAATACAACAACTCCGTTAACCAGATCATTGAATCCAAGCGTCGTATGGGTCGGCCACAATGGCTCTCTCCTAAGGGTTCTGTAGATTTCACCCGAGTAACTTCTGAGCCTGGTGGGGTAATTCCCTACGAGTCGGCTTTGGGAGCCCCAACTCAAGTTCCTGGTGTCCCGATTCCCGCTTATGTGCAGGAAGAACCTCAAAGGATCAAACAAGACTTTGAGGATATTACCGGGCAACACGCGGTGTCGCGCGGCCGCCCTGATGGTTCGGTTGTCGCGGCCACTGCAATTTCTTTCTTGCAGGAACGTGATGACGCTCTTAGGCAGACCGGTTATGACCATGTGGAATCCCTCACTGAAAAGGTCGGCCAGCAGGCTCTAAGCCTTTTCGCTAGCTATGTTGAGGTTCCCAGATCAATTAAGGTCGTAGGATCGGATAAAATCCTCAATGTACTCGAACTCAAAGGCAGTGATATTGCTGCCGGAACTGACCTCAACATCGAAGGTGGAAGTGCCCTTCCCCAGTCCAAGTCGGCCAAAACAGCCCTACTCATGGATCTTTTCCAGGCTGGGGCAATTTCTAATCAAGACCTGCTATCGCTGATGGATATGGGCGGGGTCCAGGTTTTGACCGACCGGCTCAGAATTGACCGTGCTGAGGCGCAGCGAGAAAACCTGAGATTTAAGAACCTCAGCAATGAAGAAATTCAGCAATATGAGATGCAGGTTCTCCAAGCTGATCCTGCTAATGGTGCAACAAACTGGGTTACCGGACCTGACGGCGCGCCACTTGGTGCGGCCAATATCATTCCGGTTGAGGTTTGGCAAAACCACCCGGTCCATATTGATGAGCATAATAACTTCCGTAAGACCACGGAATACATGATGCTCAATGATGAGGCAAAACGTTTGCTAGAAGATCATATTCAGGACCATCAACATGCTATGATGGGACAAGCAGGTGGTGTCCCCGGTATGGGGCTGCCTCCTGGAATGAACCCAGCGGCATCGGGCTCAGGGCAGGGAAGTCCGGAAACAGTTTCCAACGAAACTAGACAAACGCAGGCCGCTGGAATGAGGGGTATGTAATGGCTACGACCAAGACATACGAGTTCAACGATACTTTGGTCGGAACTCTGCGCGTGCCTGTTTTGCGCAAGGACCTGAGGGGGACTACTGGCCCGGTAATTGTTGCTGCGACAAAGACGAACGCTCTTTCTCGGGCTGCGGCCGAAGCTGCTTTGGCTGCGGCAAACGCAACTTACTGGACAGCCGCAGTTCTTGGCCGACAGACTTACAACGACCTGCTGCACGCAGTTCGACTTCTGAATGATCCGCTGAATTTGAACGTGAGGCAGGTATGAGTTCTCCTGATTTTGGTTCGGCTCCCCAAACTTCTGGGGGTGTCGGGGAAAGTTCTCCTGGGATGGACCCCTCGGACGCAGAACTCGGCTCCCCGACACCCCCAGAGGTTGACCCAT